CTGACAACGATGAAGCAGGTATTAAATGTGCAAATGAAATAGGCACTATGTTAAGAAAGAATGGCTGTAAGGTTAAGGTAGTACAACCACCTGCTGAATTTAAAGAGAAAGATGATTTATATGATGCTTTTATTCGTGGGGATTTTAAGGAATCAAAAGATTTAGAAGATTACATTAATAGTTGTGTAGAGAAGAAGCCCAAAGGCATGGTTACTTTTACTAGGGCAGATGAAGTGTTAAGGCAAGTAGATAATCCTGATTGGCTTATAAGAGATGTAGTAGAAAAAGAATCATTAATGTGTATCTTCGGTAAGCCTAAAAGCGGAAAGTCATTTATAGCTATTGCTATGGCTGCAGCTATTGCTAAAGGTGAGAGGTTTTATGGAAATGAATCATTTAGTAAACCAGTTATGTATGTATGTGGTGAGGGTCAAAGAGGTGTTAAGAGAAGATTAGCAGCTTGGCAACAAGGAATGTTTGATTTAACTGGCGTACCTTTATATCTATCAGATAGAGCTGTTAGGGTTAATGACCCTGATGATTTTAAGATGTTGGAGTTAGAAATAGAAGCATTGACCCAACAAGTAGGCGAGATAGGAATGATAGTTATTGATACATTTCAACGTAACTTCGTAGGTAATGAGAACAGTGCAGAAGATGTGGGTAACTTTATTAACAAATTAGATGGACTTATATCACATTATAAGTGCTGTGTATGTTTGGTTCACCATACTGGTCATGGCAATTCAGATAGAGGTAGAGGTTCAAGTGTTATGGGTGCTTCTTTAGATTATGAATTTAAGGTAGATAGAGAAGATAAAGCTGTTGGCGATAACCTAGAAGAACAAATGTTTGTATCTTTTGAGCAGACATTAAATAAAGATGGTCAGGGTATGTCTGAGAAGTCATTTGTATTTAAAGAAGTGGAGATTATTGGTGAGGGATTAAATTTAACATCAGGATTCTTAGAAGAAACAAATGTAGATTTTAAAACTAAGAAATCAGATAAATTACCTATGATGCAGGATAGAACATTAACTGCATTAGAAACTGTGGCTTATATTAAAGATAATCAGAATCCTCAAGACCAATTTATGATGCCAAATGATTTAGAGGGATTTGTTAAAAACAAAGCTGGAGATAACATAGATGCTAATAATATTGGCAAAATTTTAAGAGCCTTAAAAGAAAAAGGACAGGTATATAAGCACGAAAAGTTTGGATGGCAGCATATTAAATTTAAGAATGTGCAGCCCAATTTGGAAGAAAAGTTTGATTAACAAGGAAGTTGGTAGGAAGTTTGGTAGGAAGTTTTGAAGGAAGTTTTAGCTAAATATGAACAATTAGGTCGGAAGGAAGGGAAGGAAGTATGTAATACTTCCCTTACTTCCTACTAAATCATCAGGAAGGATATGAAAACATACTTAAATGAATCTTTAAAAGATAAATTAAAAGAGCTAAGACTTTATGAAGTTGATACTCGTATTAAGTGGGGTAATCGTAAACGTATCTTTAAAATGGTTGGTGTTCAGTTTGAGATTAAGTTTTGTAGAGCAGAACAGATGTTAAAAGATTCTTTACATTCAGATGCACCAAGAAAACAACTACAAATGATTGAAATGATGTTAAGAGCTTATGAGCAATTAAATATTAAATGTGAAGAAAGTGGTTATATACAAATACAACCTAATGCTAAATGTTTTAATTTTGATAATAAAACAGCATTGGTTTGTGATACTGATTCTGAAAAACCTGTATTGGAGAAAATACATAAAGATGAAAAGGACATAATGATATTTAGTATTGAGGAATTATTTAGATGTTTACCTAAAGATTTTATAAGAGCAAAAGAATTATTATCTAAATTAGATAAGTCAGTTAATTTTAAAAGAGTTGATTATGTCTAACTGGCATGGTGGTAAAGGGTCAAAAAGACGCAAAGAATATAAGAAAAAAATAGATGATAATTGGGATAAGATATTTAAAAAGAAGAAGGATAAGAAAAAGAAATGAGTAAGTTTCATCAAGAAGATTTACCATATGGAGAAGCTGGAGAAAAGTTTGTGCTAAGTATTATCAACAGGAAACATCCTATGGCATACAAGATGGAAGGTTATTTTATAGAATATGACATTATGATTCCTGAGATAGATAAAACAGTAGAAGTCAAAAGAGATAAGCATACTGATAGAACTGGTAATGCTTTTATAGAAACTTACTGTAATAAGATTGAATCAGGTATTAATGCAAGCACATCAGACTACTGGGCATATCTAACTAAGACTATGCTGTATTGGATTAAGTCAAATGAATTAAAGATATGTATATCAGAAAATAATATACCTGAAGGTAAGAACTATAAGATTGATGGCAAGATAATAGATGCTTACCTGATACCTATAGATATATTTAAAAACTATTGTATGCGAATAGATACATTAACTGAGGAGCAACTATGCCAATTAAACTAAAACCAAGTGCAAAGATTAAAGATAGAGCTACAGGTAAGACAACTACTGAGCATTACTATCTAAAGTGTATGACACTTCATGAGCTTAATGATTACATTGAATCATCTAGTGCAAAGAAAAAGGTCATACGAAAATGTAAGAATGAAATAGCAAGGAGAGAGAAATGAATGACCCAGTAAACCATCCACTACATTACAATAATGGTGGACTTGAATGTATTGACTACATTAAACAACAATTAGGCAAAGATTTTCCTGCATATCTTGAAGGCAATGCAATTAAATACTTGCATCGTCACAAATACAAAGATGCTAATATACAAGACTTAAAGAAGTCTGTTTGGTATATTAATAAGTTAATAGAACATTATGAGAACCTATGAAGATAGATAAACAAAAATTAGAACAGAAAATTAAAGAAGGCAAATCATCACATGATATTGCTATGAGCTATGATGTACACCCATCTACTGTAAGAAGAAAAGCTAAAGAGTTTGGATTAAAGTTTGAGACACAATCATACTGGAGAAAGAGATGACTATAACTGTACAAATTACATCTAATGAGAAAGAGCTTAAAAAAAAGATGGGTTTGTTTCAGAGAAAGCATTTACCTAAAGCAACAGCTAATGCAATCAATGAGATAGGTGCAAAGGTTGTTAATGCAGAGAGAGCTCAGATACAAAAGAGATTAGATAGACCAACACCCTTTACTATTAAGTCTGTCGACATGCCACCTAAATTCAGAGCCAAACCTAATGACTTATCTGCTTTAATATTTATTAAAAGTATTGCTCAAGATTATTTAAAGTATGTATTTCAGGGCGGAATAGAAAGACCTAAGAAGTCTAAGATATTTGCACCTGTTACATCTGCTGGTGGTGAGAGATTAAATAAACATGGTAACTTGATAGGACTAAGAGGAAAGAAGATTGATAACAGGAAGGACTTGTTTCTTAATAAAAATGCTTTATGGAAGAGAGAGGGTGATGGTGGGTTAAAACTTATAGCTGTTGCTAAGAACTTTATTAAGCATAGAAAACTACTAGACTTCTTCAAGATTGGTATAGGTGTAATTAAAAAGAATTACGACAAAGAATTGGATAAACAAATAAAGAAAGCAATCAGAAGATGATAGACCCCATGTCTAGGTTCTTCTACAGATTTAAAACCAACGAAGGTTGCGAGTTTTTTATTTTTTTAGACTGTACAAAAATTAAACAACCTTATTTTTAAGAAAATGGCAACACAAAGAGAGCTAGCAGAACATTTAGGAATGACCCCTCAATCATTGAGTGAATTGGTCAAAAAGGGCATTATTACAGTAAAAAAGGGCAGGTCGCCTATAGATTTAGACTTTAGCAGGATTGAATACATCAACCACCTAAGAAAGAACGCGAATCATTATAAAAAGAGTGGAACTGGCGGAGATATAGTTGAAGAATCTACAAGATTAAAAAAATTTCAAGCTGATAAGGCTGAGCTAGAGGTAAATCAATTAGAGGGCAAATTAATACCAGCAGATTTAGTTAAAGATACATGGGGAGACTTTGTTGGAAATGCAAAGGCAAAGCTATTAAATATACCTACCAATTTAGCCCACCAAGTATTAGCTGCTGATAATTTTAATGAAGCAGAAGAATTAATTAAAAGAAGTATATATGAAGCACTAGAGGAACTATCTGAGAATGGATTACCAAGAGAATATGCAGAAAGTACTAAGTCAAGTACAAAATCTGTGGAAACCACCGACAGAACTTAAGATTTCAGAGTGGGCTGATGAATACAGGTATCTATCTCCTGAATCTTCTGCTGTAAGTGGTAAATATAGAACTGACTACGCACCTTATCAAAAAGAGATAATGGATGTATTTAATGACCCAAATATTGAAAAGGTAATATGGCAAAAAAGTGCTCAGGTTGGTGCAACTGAAATACTAAACAATGTAATTGGATATTACATTCACATGCAACCTTCTCCAATTCTAGTAATGCAACCAACTTTACAGATGGCTCAGGCATACAGTAAAGAAAAGCTAGCTAATATGTTAAGAGATACTCCTGTTTTAAGAGCTAAGATTAATGAACCTAAATCAAAAGATAGTTCTAACACTGTTTTATCTAAGAAGTTTGAAGGTGGCACCACTTTAAACATGGTGGGCAGTAATTCTGCCGCATCAGTTGCTAGTCGTGCTGTTCGTGTTCTTTGTATAGATGAAGTTGACAGGATGGAAGCTAGTGTTGGAAGTGAGGGAGACCCTGTTCTTTTAGCATCAAAGCGTACTCAAACATTCTTTAACAAGAAAATATATTTATGTAGCACCCCAACAGTTAAAGGTATTTCAAGAATTGAAGCTGCTTTTGAAGAAAGCGACCAGCGATATTACTATGTTCCATGTCCTGAGTGTAATCACAAACAAACATTAAAGTGGTCAAATGTTGTTTGGGAAGAGAATAAACCTGAAACTGCAATTTATACTTGCGAAAATGGATGTGTTATAGATGAGTCAAAGAAATACTGGATGTTAAAGAATGGAGAATGGAAAGCTACAAGGGAAACAAAGAAGATAGCTGGATTTCATCTTAATGAGCTTTATTCTGTATTTAGTACATGGGGCTCAATGGCAGAAAACTTCTTAGAAGCTAAAAAACAACCTGAGATGTTAAAAACATTTATAAATACATCACTAGCTGAGACTTGGGAACCTGAACCTGAAGAAGCTGTAGAAGCTGAAGGGTTAATGGCTAGAAGAGAGAGTTATGACATGGAAACAATACCTGACGAAGCTCTTGTTTTAACTTGCGGTGCTGATATACAGAAAAATAGAATAGAGGCTCAGGTTGTTGCTTATTCGCATGACTATGAAATGTGGGTTGTTGATTACAAAATCATTTATGGCAATACTGGTCAAATACAAGTTTGGAATGATTTTGATAAATATTTGCAAACTAAATTCTCAACTCATTCAGGAAGGAATATGACTATTGCTTGCACAACGATTGATTCAGGTTTCCAAACGCAAATGGTTTATGCTTTTACTAAGAACAAAAAAGGCAGAAGAATATTTGCAATTAAAGGTCAATCACAAAGCGGTAAATCAGTTGTTGGTAAACCAACTAAAGTAGGAAAAGAAAATAGCACACTTTACCCAGTTGGAAGTGATACTGCTAAAGAGGTAATTTATTCAAGACTTGCATCTGAATATGGGTATTCAACTTTGCATTTTCCATCAACAGTTGATGAAGAGTATTTTAAACAACTTACAGCAGAGCAAAGGTTTGTTAAATTTGTAAAAGGTAGAAAAACTTTATACTGGAAACAGATTAGGGAAAGGAATGAAGCCCTTGATACAATATGTTACTCATTAGCAGCTTGTTATATTCTAAATCCAAACTTTAATCTAATAGAGCAAAGATTATTAACAGGCAATGCACCTGAACCTGATAAAAACAGGGCAGACCCCAACAAACCATCAAGAAAAGGCATAAATAGAGGTAATTTCGCCACTTCTTGGAAATAATTGCATTTATTTTACTTATTTTATATACATTTATATATTTATATGTGTATAATATGCTTATGTTAAACAAAAAGGAGTCAAACATGAAACAATTAAACAAACAACAACAAAAAGTAGTAGACACACTGTTTGCAAATTTAGAGCATAACTTTTGGTCTGCTGATTTTGTAAGACTTCCGCAAAATAGAACTTTAATTAAACTATTAAATGAATTAGATATTCCAAATAGTTCAATGGTTACTGATGAAAAAAGATTTAGCAAACCAGCAGGTTTTGTATACACAACTTCAGGTGGTGGTAGAACTTATACAAGTCATAAATTAAAAGTTGCATCTGTTAATTTAGACCTTACTTCAGAAAATAGACATAGATGCCAACAAGGTGACCATGCTTCAAAAATTATTGCTTTGATACACTGTAATGGTTTTGATTTACAAAATAAAATTACTGAAGAATACAAGCATTCAGAAATAAGAAATGCTATAGAGATGTTTAACAAGAATCATAAAAAATCAGCATAATCCCACCAAAATCACAAAAGGCTCTTAATTGAGCCTTTTTTATTTTTTCCCTTTTTGATATTGACAATAGCCTATTGCACATTAGTGTTAGATGTAGATATATCTAAAACATTTATGAGGTTTTTGCTTGAGCAACAAATTTGATTCAACAAATTATCCACCCCAAGTTCCTACTGAGCTTCAGTTGGGAGACTTTTGGGCATGGAAAAGAGAAGACTTATCAGATGATTATCCAGTAGCATCTTATTCATTATCCTATGAGTTCAATTTAATTGATGGTGCTACAGCTTCTAATTTTACATTAACTGCAACTGAATCAGGTAATACATATATTATTGAAGCTACTAATACATCTTCTTACGCAAAAGGTAATTACAACTGGGTTTCTTACATGACTAGAAGTTCTGATTCTGCAAGAGTCAAACTAGAAGAAGGTTTTGTA